GAAGATACTGAGAAAAAGATTCCACCGGCTGCTGGCAATGGGAGGCCAAAGGGTTCGCCTAATAAGTCCACTGCTGCGGTGAGAGAAGCTATTGCAAAAATGGCTGAGATGAACGCTCCGAGGTTCGCAATGTGGTTGGATGAAGTAGCTCAGAAGAGCCCAGAAAAGGCTTGCGACATCTACCTGAGAGCAATCGAATACCACATACCTAAATTAGCGCGAACAGAGGTAACGGGAACTGACGGTCAACCTGTCCAAATGCAAGTGTCATGGGCGCAACCCGAATAGTCATACCGTATGCGCCAAGGGAGCAGCAGTTAAAGATCCACAATGCGCTATCAGATAAGCGTTTTGCTGTTGTTGTCGCGCATAGACGCATGGGAAAGTCAGTCAGTGCTGTCAACCATCTCATTCGAGCAGCGATAGAGAACAACAAGGAGGCTCCGAGATATGCGTTCATCGGTCCTACCTACTCTCAGACCAAACGAGTTATCTGGGATTACCTCCTCAAGTTTACCCAACCCCTCAACGCCACTGCGAATATTGCGGAACTTAGGGTTGATTTCTGGGGCAGAAGGATTCAGCTTGCAGGATCTGATAACCCAGACTCTCTGCGAGGACAGTATTTCGATGGCGTTGTATTCGACGAATTTGGCGATCAAGACCCGCGTATCTGGTCGGAGGTGGTTCGTCCAGCCTTGTCCGATAGGATGGGATGGGCTTTATTCCTTGGAACACCTAAAGGCGCAAATCACTTCAAGACCCTAAGAGACCATGCAGCAGAGCATAACGATTGGGCCATGCTCGAGTTCAGAGCGTCAGAAACAGGTCTTATCCCTCAATCTGAACTTGATGCCGCTCGATCAGAGATGGGAGATGACAAGTACCTGCAAGAGTTTGAGTGTTCCTTCGACTCAGCTATCGAAGGTGCTTACTACGGACAACTTCTCAATGAGTTACCGTCTGAGCGATTCGGAGAGATCCCAAGGGATGGGATAGCCAAGACTTATTGCGCCTGGGACTTAGGGATAGGCGACTCCACTGCGATCTGGGTTTGCCAGAGAGTTGGTTTAGAGACAAGGCTTATCGACTTCGTTGAGAACCACGGCCGGGGATTGGATTGGTATGTGAACTGCCTAAGGACAAACAACTATGAGCTTGCAGAGCAATTACTTCCGCATGACGTACAAGTGCGGGAATTAGGCTCAGGCAGATCAAGGCTCGAACTTCTACAAGAGGCAGGGTTAAACATCACAATCGTGCCAAGGATGGGCGTAGATGACGGGATACAGGCCGTGAGAAGGCTTATTCCTTACTGTTGGTTCGACCCTAAGACTAAGCGTGGTGTGGACGCGCTACGCAATTATCGGAGACAATACGATGATAAGCGTCAAGTCTACTGGGATAAGCCTCTTCACGATTGGGCATCTCACGCAGCAGACGCGTTCCGGTATTTAGCGGTCGGGATGAATGAGACAACAAGTTGGTCCAAGCCTCTGAAACCTAACGTATCTTGGGTGGTCTAAATGGATGATGGTCGGCTAAAAGCAATCCTACAAGGCGAGATCGACAACGCCATTGGTTTCTTAGAGACAGAGACCGTCGAGCAACGCAAGAACGCGCTCACTGCGTATATGAGGGACCCCTACGGCAACGAGGTCGAGGGCAGGTCTCAAATTGTCACAGGCGAGGTTGCAGAGGCTGTGGACGGGATGCTTCCGCCTCTTATGCGTCTCTTTACCTCTGCGGATCAGATCGGCGTATTCGAGCCTGTAGGCCCAGGCGATGAGCCATTAGCAGAGCAGGCTACCGAATACTGCAATTGGGTGCTGATGAAACAGAACCCAGGTATTGCGATCATGCACGATTGGTTTAAGGATGCGATCCTTCAGAAGGTAGGGATCATCAAGGCTTACTGGGATGACTCCATTTCGGTTACGAAGGAGCAGTACGCGAACCTGACCGACGATGAACTTGCAATGCTTTTGTCTGATGGGACGATGGAAATCGCAGGTCAGGAGACGATAGAGCAAGAGATGGACGGGCAAGTCATGCGTGTCCATAACGTGGCTCTCATGAGAAAGACCAAAGCAGGAAAGGTTAAGGTCGAGAACGTGCCTCCAGAAGAGTTTTTGATCTCTAAGGCAGGCAAGACCGTTAGGGATACGCCTTTCGTCGCGCACAGGAAACTCATCACAAGGTCTGACCTGATTGCGATGGGGTTCGATGCTGAGATCATCATGAACCTGCCGGTCTACAACGACCTTGAGTTCTCTGCCGAGTACATCGCAAGGTACAACCGAGACGAGCAGCCCTTCATGGAGCCTAGTCTCGATAAGAGTATGCAGACGGTTGAGGTGTTCGAGTGCTACCTAAAGACAGACTATGACGGAGACGGGATCGCGGAGTTAAGGCAGGTTTACTTCTCTGGAAACGAGATACTCGCAAATGAAGAAACCGACTATGTGCCGTTTTACTCTATCTGTCCTATTCCGATACCTCATCGCTTCTTTGGGGATTGCCCTGCTGATCGTACAGTTGATCTCCAGCTTATCAAGACTACTGTAACGAGGCAGATGCTGGACAATATGTACCTTCAGAACAATACCCGCATGGGTGCTGTGGAAGGTCAGGTCAACCTAGATGACCTCTTAAGCGTTACACCTGGTGGTGTTATCAGGCTCAAGAATCCTGGTGCTTTGGTTCCCATACAAACACCTCCTGTAGGCCAACAAGCCTTTCCGCTTTTAGAGTACCTAGACCAGGTACAAGCCAAAAGAACAGGCCTTACAGAGGCTTCCCAGGGCTTAGACCCCAACATCTTGCAGAACGTGACTGCTGCTGCGATTGCGGCTCTCACGCAAGCATCACAGGGTAAGATCGAACTCATTGCTCGTGTCTTTGCAGAGACAGGTGTAAAAGACTTATTCAAAGGGCTTTTACATCTCTTATGCAAGTACCAGGACAAGGCAGTTATCCTTCGGATGCGTGGGCAGTACGTCCAGTACGATCCAAGAGAGTGGTCGAACCAATACGATGTCTCAGTGAATGTGGGTCTTGGGACAGGCAACATCGAGCAAAAGATGGCCATGCTCTCAATGGTTCTCTCAAAACAAGAGCAAATGCTTCAGATGCTGGGGCCAAACAATCCTTTAGTGTCGCTCTCGCAATATCGTGCAACGCTCGGAAAGCTGGTTGAAGCGGCAGGGTTTGCGGATTCTGCTGAGTTCTTCAAGCCTGTCACGCAAGAGGTCGATCAAGCACTTGCACAACCTCAGCAACAAGGTCCAGATCCTGCGGTTCAGATGATGATGGCGCAGGCTCAAGCAGACATCGAGATCAAGCGTCAGAAAGCAATGGCAGACATTCAGCTTGCGAGAGAGAAGGCCATAGCCGAGCTAGAGCTTAAGAAGATGGAGTTCGAGGCCGAGGCTCAGATGAAGGCAATGAAGGTCGGCGCGGGTATTACTTCCAACATCGAGATACCAGGGTAAATCATGGCAATTCCATCAGCAGTCTATACCTCAGCCTGGGCCAGCTATACACCTTCACAGAAGATCGCTGCCTTTAATGCGGCAGGAACGACTATCGAGGAACTTGTAGGTGCTGGGGTTCCAGAATCAGACATTACCTGGATGCTGTCTAATGGGTTCAGCCCTCCGCAACCTGTACAGCAAGAACCTGTCTACACACAGCCAGAACCCGTATATCAGGAGCCCGTGTACCAAGAACCTGTTTATCAAGAACCCGTATATCAGGAACCTGTTTACCAAGAGCCCGTGTATACACAACCCGTATACACGCCTCCTCCTGCCGCTCCGACCTACAACGTATTTGGTTTATCTTGGGATTCTGGCGCGAGCCTTGCGACGAAGCAGGGATACATTCAGTCATTGCTTTCCGCAGGTATTACGCCGGATCAAATAAAGGCCAGGATTACTGAGCTAGACCCAACTAACGCAACACAAGCTAACTTCGATCTGCTTGGTATTCCAGCGCCTACGCCTACATTTACACCAACTGCAACTGTTGAGCAGCCAACAACGACAATCGTTGAGCAGCCAAGAAATACATCACAAGACGCTGTAACGCTGATGGCAGCGCAGTTGGGTTTAGGGTTGCCTGCTGAATGGTCTTATTACACACCACAAGATAAGGTTAACTGGTTTAACGCCAACAATATTACCGAGCAGACGCTTAAAGATTACAAAGTTCCGCAAGCAGATATTGACTACGCTAAACAACTAGGCCTCGGCACAACTACCGCTCCCGCTCCATCTTGGCAGCTTCCAACGGGTATGACGCTTCCTTCTGGTTGGTCTACCTTTACGGGTCAACAAAAGGTCGATTGGTACAACCAGAACAAAGTCACAGCAGATATGCTGCGAGCAATGGGTGTTCCTGAGACAGACGTACAGGGCGCGATTACGCTAGGGCTTGGCTCAACACCGACAACACCAACAACGCCAACAACACCAACTTTCAGGCCAGAAGATTTCTTACCTCCTACCTACAATCTTCCTGCGACTAACTTTGTGCCGTTTACTACGGGCGGTGGACAGACAAGCCTTGCTGCTCCTACTACGGGCTTCTTTTACAAGACAACGCCAACACCTGAAGTTCCATTCCAGTTTCAATCTGGCGCAGCGGGATACACAAACCTGCGCCCTATGACCCTAGAGTTTGGAACTCCTGCTGTTACGTCTAACGTACAACAGTTTCAGCCTGGACCGTTTAACCGCTCAGGCCTTATCGCTAACTATGATTGGGCTAAGACTGACGCTCAGTTAGCTCAACAAGCAGCGCAACAGGCGCAACAAGCGGCAGACGATGCGGCGCAGCAAACAGGTAGTGCAAAAGGAGGCAAGGTTAAGTCTCTGCTTGGGCCTAATCCAAGTAACGATGACGATGGTTTTGGTGCGCTCCAGTACGGAGAATTTGTCATCAGAAAGAAGGCTGTAAACAAGTACGGCGAAGATTTCCTAGAAGCCTTGAACGAGTCAAGGATTCCTAAAGAGAAAGTGAAGAGCCTGTTATGACGCAACGATGGGAGCGAGCCAAGGCATTACTGGGCGATGAGTTTTTGCAAGAAGTCTTTGCTGAGTTGGAAAAAGACAACATCGAGCGTATTATCCGAAGCAATCCTGATGAGATTGACCAACGTGAAGAGGCTTACAGCTCGATTCGCGCAGTCAACCAGGTAAAAGCCCGTTTGGAGGCTATTGCCGCCGAAGGCGAGATGGTCAAGAAACGGTTTCGTATATTTTGAATTGAGGTTAGTTTATGGATAGCAGCAACCCGCAAGGGACTAGCTTGACGGTGGGACAGGCAGCAAATGCGTTCTTAGGGATGATGGATGGTGGCGAACCTCCGCAGGAGCAAGTTCAAGACCAGACAGACGAGCAAGAACTTGTTGCCAGTGAATCTGAGTCCGAGGAGTCTGGAGAGGAAGTTCAAGAGGAGGAACAGCGTTTCGTAGTCAAAGCAGCAGGCGAAGAACGCGAGGTGACCCTCCAAGAACTGATCGAAGGCTACCAAAAGGGTACGGATTACCACAAAAAGACTAATCAGCTTGCCGAGCAGCGGAAGGCAGTAGAGGCAGAAAAGACCGCAATCGAGCAAGCAAAGCAGGCGAGAGATGCGTACTCGCAGCGTTTGCAGGCGATGGATAACTTCCTGAGCCAACAAATGCGTGGCGAGGATATTGAGAGCTTGAAGGAAACCGATCCCATTGCTTACGCAGTGAAGGTCGCAGAACGAACCCAGCAGGAAAAGCAGGTCCAGCAGATTCGTGCAGAGCAGCAACGCATTGCTAGAGAGCAACAGGCAGAGCGCGAGGCACACCTGGAGAAGCATCTTGTTGAGGAGGCTAAGAGGGTTGCAGAAGCAATTCCTGACTATGCCCATCCTGAGAAGGGTGAGAAGGTTCGGTCTGAACTTCGTAGCTTTGCAAAGTCAATCGGGTATTCAGATACCGAGTTGGCTAACGCAACGGACTCTCGTGCTGTATTGACGTTGTGGATGGCAAGCCAGTACCAGAAGTTGCAGAAGGCAAAGCCTGGTGTAACCAAGAAGGTTACCGAGGCTCCCAAGATGCTAAGGGCTGGGAACGCAACAGGTAAGACCATAGCCACAGAGGCTGCAAAACAGGACTTTGCGCGGCTAAAGAAGACGGGATCTCGTCAAGATGCTGCCAGAGTGTTTGAACGATTTTTATGATTTAGGAGATTAAGATGTCTGTCCCTTCAGGTACATACCAAACCTTCACGGCTGTCGGTCAGCGTGAGGACTTGACTGATGTTATCTACAACATCAGCCCCACAGAAACCCCTATCCTTTCGTCACTTGCTCGCACAAAGGCAACCGCTGTCTACCACGAGTGGCAGACGGATACCCTCGCAGCAGCAACAACCAACAACGCACAAGTTGAAGGTGACGATGCTACCGCTGCAACGCTTTCGCCAACAACCCGTCTGGGTAACTATACCCAGATCGTTGCTAAGACGATCCAGGTTTCCGGCACGATGATGGCTGTTGATCTTGCAGGTCGCCGCGCAGAGAAGGCTTACCAGCTCTCGAAGGCTTCGCAAGAACTCAAGCGTGACCAAGAGACGATCATTGCTGCCAACCAGGGCCGTTCTGCTGGTGGCGCATCGACCGCTCGTAAGATGGGTTCGTTGCTTTCTTGGCTCAAGACCAACTCGAACTACAACACCTCGGATGGTGCTAACCCCACCACTATCGGTGTTTCGACCCGTTCGGACGGTACAACCCGTACCTTTACCGAGGCAATTCTCAAGGATGGCGTTCAGCAGGTTTACACCTCTGGCGGAAGCCCCAAGATCCTCGTGGTTGGTCCTGCACTGAAGCAGACTGTATCTGCCTTTGCTGGTATCGCAGCACAGCGTTACATGGCTCCTTCGGATGCTCCTACGACCATCATCGGCGCGGCTGACGTTTATCTCAGCGACTTTGGTTCGATCTCTGTTGTACCTGATCGTTTCATTCGTAGCCGTGATGCGTTCATCCTCGACCCTGAGTACGCAGCGATTGGTTACCTCCGTCCGTTCCAGACGAACGAACTTGCAAAAACTGGTGACTCTGAAAAGACCCAGATCCTTGCTGAGTTCACGATGGAAATGCGTAACGAAGCAGCCCACGGTATCCTCGCGGATCTGAAGACTGCTTAAGTTATAAACTGTGGTAAAAAGAAGGGAGGCGTAACAACCTCCCTTTTTTTATGAGCACAAAGACAACATTTCACGCTACCGACGATCAGTTTGTGTTCCAGAGGACACAAGAGATAACGGACATCGTCGAGCAGAACAAAGCCCTGTACAACGCGACAGACGAGCGTGAGCGATGGGGAGAGTGGACACGCTACGCACAACTTCCCTTTGTTGTGGTTGATGACTTGAACGCCAAGGGCATCATGCGTGGGTTTGCGGTGATTGACGAGAAAAGATTCAGGGCGTGGATGAACGACCCAGAAAACAGACACTTCAGGACGAGGCCAGGAAAAGTATGAAAGTAGCTCTATGCGTCCCATGCAGGGACACGATGATGACCGGCACATCTTTCGATATGGCTCGATTGGCTGCTTATGACGGTGCTAATCGGGTCGGCAAACACGGCGGTGCTTTATTGCTTTACACAGCACCAGGCACGCTGATCTTCTCTCAACGCGAGTCTCTAGCCAAAGAAGCGCTGGCAGACGGTGCAGAATACATTCTTTGGGTGGACTCGGATATGAGATTTCCCAAGAACACCTTGCAGCGTTTGTTAGCTCACGGAAAACAGATCGTCGGGGTTAACGCAGTCACAAGACGAAAGCCCGTTTTACCTACATCGATTAACTTCCATCAAGACAAGGAAATCTTCGAGAAGATTGAGAGCAGAGGCAAGAAGGGTATTGAGGCTGTCACTGCTGTAGGTTTTGGGGTTGTGCTAACCCACAAATCTGTGTTTGAGGCTATGCCCCAACCTTGGTTTGATGTAGTATGGGGGGCGGGTGGTCTAATTGGCGAAGATGTGCATTTCTGTGTAAAAGCCTTAGATCACGGTATTCAGACGTTCGTGGATCACGAATTGAGTCTTGAGATAGGACACATCGGGACGTACGAATATCGATGGAGCGATGTCGAATATGGCCCTAAGCACTTACAGCGAACTACAAACGACGATAGCTAATTATCTCAGTAGAGATGATCTTACTACCGCGATCCCTGATTTCATCCAACTCGCGGAAATACGCCTACGCAGAGATCTACGCCTGCGACAGATGCTTACCCAGACATCGATCACGGCAACTGGTGGTGGCGCAACAATTAACCTTCCTACTGACTTCTTGCAGGCGCGGGATGTGTACGTTGACTCTGATCCCGACTTCCCGATCACGTTCGCAACGCCGAGCATCTTCATCAGGAACGGCAGGACGAACGAGAGTGGTGTACCGGCTTTCTACACAATCCTCGGTTCGACCATTCAGCTTGCGCCAATTCCTGACAGCAATTACACGATTAAGATCCTCTACTACGCAGCGCCTGATTTTCTCTCGACTTCCAACACAACAAACCTCTTCCTAACGACTTGCCCTGATGCGATCTTGTACGGCGCTCTAGGAGAGGCTGAACCTTATCTTATGAATGACCCTCGGTTGCAGACCTGGGGTGTTTTGTATGATCGTGCGATCACTGCGCTTACGAGATCCGACGAGGAGAGTCAGTATTCTGGCGTTCCTCTTGCGATGGCGCTTGCTAAACGATGAGAGTCAACTTTGGTGAGTGGTTACCAGATCAGCCAGGCGTGGCTGGTGCGCTTGTGGATGCTAAGAACGTCATTCCGCAACAGGTAGGATACGGACCGCTTCCTGCTCCTGCTGAGTGGTCTAACGCAGCATCAGAAACGCTTAACTCGGTTGTTGCTGCTGCTGCACCTAGTGAAGCAGTTACGGTCTTTGCTGGCGGTGATACGAAGTTGTTTAAGCTCGGTACGAACTTAGCTTTGTCTGACGTATCAAAGTCTGGCGGTTATACAACCCCATCGGATCAGAAGTGGCGGTTTACCCAATTCGGCAACCGAGTGATTGCAGCTAACGGTGGTGACAGGCTCCAGGGCTACCTCATGGGCTCATCGACCCTCTTTGCAGACCTTGGTGCTGCTGCGCCTAAGTCTCGGTACGTCACTACGGTCAGGGACTTTGTGGTTGCAGGCTTTAACAATGGGGCAACGATCTACCCTAACCGCGTTGAGTGGTGCGCGTTGGGCGACGAAACCGATTGGACCCCATCAGCTCTTACACAGTCTGACTACCAGGACATTCCTGACGGTGGGCATGTGAAGGGATTGACGGGTGGTGAGTATGGATTGGTGTACATGGATCGTGCGGTTGTCCGTATGTCCTACGTTGGAAGCCCTCTTGTATTCCAGTTTGACACGATCTCTAGGGGCTTGGGTTGTATGGAGCCCAACTCGATCATCCAGTACGGCGGCATGTCGTTCTTTTTGTCTGATGATGGGTTTTATCGCTGCAACGGTCAGGCAGTCGAGTCTATTTCTGTCGAGAAGGTAGACAGGTGGTTCTTTAACAACGTGGATATATCGCAGTTATCTACGATGAGCGCTGCGATTGACCCGCTTAAAAACCTTGTTATCTGGTGCTTTAAGACGACAAGTCAGTCAACCAACGTCCTGATCTACAACTTCAACCTTAACAAGTGGTCTTATGGTGAGGTGAATGTAGACACGATCTCATCTTCGACTGCTATCACAACAACCTCTTCGTCTGGCCTGACCTTAGAGCAATTAGACGCTTACGGAAGCATTGATTCGCTTCCTGCAAGCCTTGATTCCTTTGGGTATACGGTCACATCCAACCTGCTTACGGGTACGCTAGGCGCGAAGATTGTGGCTTTCTCTGGGTCGGCATTAACGGCAAACATCATTACACCTGATTTGTCGCTCAACGATACACCTAGCGTAGTGACGCTAGTAAGGCCCGTGATTGATACTGGATCGTGCTCGGTGCAAATCTCGTCGAGAAAGCGTTTGGGCCAGGTTGCTCAGTTTACGGGTTCGAGTTACACGGCAAACGATGACAACCGTATAGGCTTACGTTCTTCTGGAACATACCATCGGCTGCAGGTAAGACCTTCTGGGGTCTGGACTTCTGCTGTTGGAATAGATGTTACGGTTGTACCGCAGGGGCTGAGATGATCTTCCGTACGCTGCCTCCGTTTGGTGGCGATGCGAGAGCGGTTGCCGAGATCGTCCGTAACATCATGGACGGTAAGACCAACAACACGGGAACGGTGACGCTTAACACTGGAAACGCCACCACAACCACGATTACAGACGCGAGAATAGGGGTAGAAAGCAAGATCATCCTCGTTCCTTACTCTGCCAATGCCTACGCAGATGCGGTCCCTTATGGGTCGTTTTTTGACGTTACAGACCAATCTGCTGCAAGCACCACAACAGCCTATGCCATTACGTTATCTAACACCGACCTATCTAACAACGTCTACCTATCAAACTCGTCGAGGATCAATGTAAGGGCTGCTGGTAAGTACAACTTCCAGTTCTCGATTCAGTTTGCTAACGATGACTCGCAGATACAGGACGTAGATGTTTGGATAAGAAAAAACGGCACTGACGTTGCTGACAGTAACTCTAAGTTTTCGATTGACTCAAAACACGGGTCGATAAAAGGCCACATCATTGCTGCGCTTAACATCTTTTTGGACCTTGCGGCCAATGACTACATTGAGCTTATGTGGTCTACAACATCAACGCTTGCCATCATCGAGCACATCCCCACTCAAACGAGTCCGACGAGACCTGCGACTCCTTCTGTGATTGCCACGATGCAGTTTGTTGGGGGGTTTTCTAACGGTGGGGTGTATATCTCTTCGGTTACGAATGGCTCCGCGACGATTACGCATTTTCCTAATACTACCTCCGATAAGACGTACGGTTATGTGGTGGTTGGATGAATGTTCAATACGTTAAGCCGGAAAATCTTCGCAAGATCTGGCCGTTCGTTAGGCAGGGATTGGAAGTCATTCTCAGAAAGAGTCCAGAAGCATGGATACCCGAAGACATTTACGCGGACTGTTTTGCAGGGCGATCACTTCTTTGGGTCTTTGTTGAGGATACTTATCCTTGCGGCTTTGTTGTTTTGCAGCCTATCGGCGATAATTTGCATATTTGGTGCGCTTATGGCAAGGGAGATTTTGATGCAGGCATGGATCATGTTCTCCGCATTGCGAGAGAAGGTGGCGCAAGGACTATTAGCTTTGATTCGTGGCGTAAAGGCTGGGATCGCAAAGCTCAAGCGTTGGGTTTCAGGCCCAGGAAATGGGTAAGAGAGGTTTAATATGTCTGGCGGGTCAACAAACACAGTAACCAGGACGGAATTAGATCCGTCTATGCAGCCGTACGTTCAGT